TTAGAGTTACTTGACCCAGACCTAAACCTAGGTATAATGTGATCCAGGCTTGTGGCTGGGGCTCCGCAATAACCACAGCAGTGGTCCCAGGACTTGTAGATTTCTTCTCGGAAACGGCGTTTAGCAGACTTTGGTGTGACTTCAATCAGTAAGGCGAGAGGGTCATGCTCTGTTGCGAACATACTCTATAATTGCCATTACCTAATTTTAAGATGGCCTAGCTTCTGTAAAGAAACGTAAACTTCCGAATTCTTTCTTAAGTACCTACCAAAGCTAAAATTTTTGTGTAATGTAGGAATGCACACGGTTTTTTCACATGGCCGCAACAGCTCAATGGGTGACAGCCAATCAAATGGCTGATGCGCTCAGCATTGACCGTCAGACTCTATTCCGCATGCGTGATGATGGCACCCTCAAGCTGGGACCACATTACGCTGCATTCAAGGGCAAGACCTACTCCAGGGATAGTTATCTGTGGAACCGTGGGTCTGTACAACGTGCTATGCGTAAGCGGGAACAGGAGATGTCTGAGTCAATGGTTTAGCAGGCTTATAGAAAGCTTTACGCATCTTATAAGCAAGTAACAGTTCAATCACATTGCATTGAACTTCTTTACATGCCATGGCTTCATAGATAAGTAACCAAGCGTCTCTCCAGCAACTCTCAAGATTTGGGGGTTGCTTTTCTTTGAGTTGAAACAAAAAAACCCATTGCGGATGCATGGGTCGTACAGGTTTCTTTTTGTTTGAGACGTTAATTGTTCCGTCGTCGTTCCAGGTAAACCCTTTTAAATTTTCTGGTTTTACCCCATAGGTTGCAAGCATGCCATAAAACCAGGCTAGTTTACTGGTCTTACGGCTTCTTAATAAATGAAAGAAATCGTCAACTACCCTCTGGTCGAGGGGAGGGGAAATAGTGTAGGTCATGGGAAGTACGCATGTTGTTGCCTAGACTTTAACCAACGGGCCAGCCTGGTGCAATGTAACTAGCCCTTGAATTCCTTAAGACTGATTAGTCTTCGTTATATTATACTACAAAAAACCTACAGAGAAGGCTTTTCTCCTGAAGCTGGTATGTAAATATGTCCCGTTTTGTCAATCATTCTGAAGCCTGACAGGCTGACAATTTGATTTGGAATGTTAAACAACTTTTGTAACATTGGAGCCATCACAGGAGATTGACAGTTGTATGGTGGAACATCCATGTAACTTAATGCTTTTTTGGTTACGTTAAATGCTTGGTATTGTTTTTGATTATCTTCTGCTTCTTGTACCAGTTTTTGCTCCCACTCAGACATTGAATCCATTCCTACAGGAAAATCAGAAGGCTCAGGGGGAAACATATGCTCTTCAAATTTCATTGAATAGATATGTTTGCAATAACGCATTTCATCTAACACTGGCGCCCAGTTATCTCCCAAGTTTGTAATTACGTCCTGCTCTTGCGAGTAGTCTGTGTACACAGGCATACCTTCTGCTGTGCCACCAGGAAGCGATAGGTCTGCTGTGCTACGTACATAAGTGGCGCCAAAGTCTCTAAATACACCGGGGTTGTCTCTTGTTGCTAAACGATTTACTTCTGATATAGCAATGTCATCTAATAGTTGATACGTAGCTGAAGGCGCAACAACATTCATTACTCTGTCATTTAATGAATATGATGTTGTGTTGTTATCAAGCTCACCACTTAGTGTGATGTTTTCATAACGTCCGGGTTTGATTGATGTAACACTTGAATACGGAAAATATTTTCTAGTTGTGCTATTGATTGATGACATAAAGAAGTAATCTCTATGTGTGAAGTCTTGACAAGTGCAAGCATATCTATTGCCAGTAATTAAAAATCTCCCTATAGCAGGTGGCTTAGTTGCTGGTGTTAAAAATGCTTTGTCATGTGTTACTTCTACGGACCCAGCTTTTTTTAATTTAAGAATTCCTGCATCTTGATCTACGTCAACTAGCACAGCCTGGACATAGCCATATCTTTTTTGTGTATTAGGATTAATTGTAGTTGCTGTTATTGGTGTGCCACTGACTGTGATTATCCTGTCCTCTAGGATCTCACCATTCATTGGTTTGAGTGGTGTGGTAACACCAGAGACTGTGGCATACAAGGGTGCGGGTAACGGGTTGCTTGAACTCCAAGTACCCTTTAGTTGTACGTACCAGAAATAATTGTCTTCTGTAACATTTACAACTGAAAGTCTTTCACCCAACGAATCAAATAACTCATCAGTACGCATGTTGCCCTGGTTACGAACACCAGCCCAGTGCATACCAAATTCTTTTGCTGTGGTTGGAAATCCTTTGAATGCACCTGAAACAGTCGAGACGGGATTAGTGCCAGAAGGTGTTATTGTCCCTGAAGGGAACGGAATGTCATATATAAATCTATATTGATATGCGTTGTCATAAGAGCTGGACGAGGATAGCTCATAGCCACGACGCCATCTTGTCCAAGCAGATTCTCTGTTTACAGCAGCAATAGAACCACGGACACTTCCTTTAGAAAATTCAGTGGTGATAGGGGTAACATTTTTAACAACAAAGTCTTTCTTACGTTCAAAAGACCCGAAGCTATTTGCTCCCTTAAAGCCCATCTCTAGAAGAAACCACCTTGTGCATAGACCTGTGCACCGGGAATATAACCGGCTGTATGGGGACCATCAGGGAATACACCCACGTAGATGCGGTCTCCTCGCTCCAGGTAGATGCCTTTGTTACGTAAAGGTGCCGTAGGTCCCAAACCATTGGTATTGCCCGCAGAGGCGGTAGGAGTGGCCAGTTGGGGCATCACATCAGAACAGTCAACTACACCACTGTTTGCAGGGACTGTTTTGGAAAACAGTAGTCTGTAGTCACCACTGGCTGGAATAGGTACAGTTGTGTTACGGGTGTGATAGAACACAAAAGTTACAGCAGGTTGCACACCATAGCTTATGTTGGCATAATTAAAACCAGATGCTGTACCACCTGAGTAGACAAGAGTTGTGTTTACCCCTGTCAACGTAGTAGCTCCAGTGTATGTGTAATATCCAAGACCGCTTGCTGCTGAACCTGCACCAGTAAAGCTGCTAGTGGTTGTTACGTAAACAATTTGACCACTAACCAAGGAAATTGGTGTGCCTGAGGTAGTTGCACTTACGGTGTAATCAGCAGCCCTGTAGCTATCATTGCGAACAATAGAGATTGAGTCAACTACAGCGCCACTATTCATATCATCGCTAAGGGTTGCATCCATATCAACAAGGATGGACGGAGCTTGACCCCCTTGTACAAACAAGGTATTGGTACTGGGGCTGCCAACTGTTTGTGTTGTAACCCGCACAGAGTCGAACAACGGGCGGTCAATAAACAGCGGTTGCTTATTTGAGGAAGTAGATGACAAGTTTCTTACCGTAATTCTTCGTATTTAAATTCTAACTTATTCAACTTACATTTGGAGAATTAAATAACATAGAAGAAACAAGGTTAGTAGCAAGATCAGGGGTTTGTTGTTGAAGCAAGTTTTTTAAAACTTCTTCTTGCATTAAATCTTTAACGCTAGTTACTGCTTCACCTCCAAATAAATTACCCAACGAAATTTGATTTAAAACGTCTGGTACTTGTGATGTTTGCTGCGGTTTTCCTGGCACAGAAGAAGTGTTAGCGCCCAAGCCTGTTTGATATATATTTAATAATTCTTTAACAGATTTTACAGGTTGTCCGTAGTAGCTGGTGCCTTTTGATGTAGGTAAAGATGCCCATTCAGGAGCTAGTTTATTTAAAATCTGTGGTGTTAATGGTTGATCTGGATTTACACCACGTTGTCTAATTAACTGTAACGCACCTTGATCTTGTGAAGCTGGAGAAAAATCTTTAAGTCCTAGTTTACTTGAAACGCCTTTCCAGGTGTCTGGCATAAACTGATATGCACCTGCTGCGGCTGAAGCGTATCCACCACTTCTTACTACTTGGTTTGGATGTCCTTTTGACGGATCGAATTGACCCCCACCAAACATAGTGGAATATCCTTTTGGACCGGCAGTGCCTTCTGCAGAACGAATAACTTTTAAAAGAGCAGCAGCCTGAGGACTAAGGGGCATGAGTCTTACTCCGGTCGATAGCCAAACATTTGAGCAGGATCAAACGCTACTCCACGGAGACGTGCTAAGGTTTCTTCGTCCATAGGTATTTCAGTTCCTAAGGACTGTTGCATGCTGTAACCAGGGATTGGTGCAGGGGTGCCAGACAAAGGTAGGCCTGTGTTCCAAGGTTCTGAGACAACCCCAGAAACTTTTGGGGCTTGTCCTGTAAGTGCTTGTTGGATTACATCATAACCAGATTGACCGGGCTTAACCTTTTCTGCTAGACCACGATGCTTTTCTGCCCATATACGCATGCCAAGATCTTGGGCAGCAGCTGGATCAGAAGTACGTAAATCTTGATACTGCTGCAGCATAGGATTTTGAGCTGCTTGCTGAGCAACACTCGAAACCTCGGCGGCATACGCACGTTCTGCTGCTGGTGAACCAGGGGCATTTGATCCTGCCTCTGGTGTAAATGTCATAGTTCCAAAATATTTACCACTACCTGGAGGAGCATTTTTACCATAGTCACCGGTATTAGTACGATAATCAACTGGGCCATAAGGAAAAACATTGCTCCTTAGGCGATCATAGATATAACGTCCTTCGTTAGATACTGCTTTAGTTGCATCTGATCCTAATTTACCTAGTTGACCCAAAAGTTGACGCGCATCACCAGCTGACGCAGGTGCTCCAAGAATTGCAGGAAGAGGTGAAAAGGGGCCTCCAGTAACAGTCTTTGCTGCATTATAAGCTTGCCCTGCAGGAGTAAAAGGTCCTCCAAACTTATTAGCTTGCTTTGCTCCGGCGTAATTTGTTTCCGCCATCCCATAAATATTCCCTGGTCCACGCAATAGACCTGTAAATAAACCACCAATTTTTCCTATCGGATTAAAACCAGGCATGATAATGCTCCTTAACGATGATTTAGGTGTAACCAAATACGTGAACCCACTGCAGTATCAGCGGGACCAGGGAGTGCTTGAATAAACTCAGCACCTGAACGCTCGTAGCGATAACGAGCTTGGAACGGATCTTTATAGTTTGGCACATAAAGAATCATGGCCAAACGATTGGTTTCGTATAAGTATACTTCGTCCCATACCTTAAGAGCTTCCTTAGCATTACTTGATCGAATCGTACGATCAACGTCACCAAGAATACTTTCAATTCTGGTAGAAGGCGATGAGGCTACCTCAGTTTTTTTCTCAGCTGTATCACAGCGACCAATCTGAATAATGATCTTATCGTAAAAGAAAGAATCAGGAACAGTATTAAGTGACTCCTCCAGGCGGGCATAGTCACCTGCTGGAACAGAAACTGTAAAATACCCTAGATGATACCTTACTCTGCTTTTGTCAAAATCAGATAATTGCACTGACGATTACCACCGTTTCTTCATTATAGGCGCAAGAAATTTATATCTAAACCCCATAGGAACTTGGTTGCATTATATAACTCATCAAGAAGTCACTCGCAGGATCTTGCTGCTGTTGTCTCAACGCATTACCAATTAAACTGCTATATAAACTTTGCGAACTATCTTTACTTTCTCTTGCTTGACCAAATAAGCGACTCATTAAACCTAGTGCTGCCCCAGCGCCTGCTAGTTGGTCTTGCTGACGCTGCTGAGCTGCAAGTATGGTAGGAGCTAAAGTACCTCCGCTAGGTAAAACTTTACCTGCTTTTCCTAACGCATCTAGATGTCCAAAGCCTACTTCATATTTATTATCTGCAGTTTTAAACGTCATTAAATTACCAAAGCCACCGGCATTAGCTACGGGTGTGGCAGTACCATACCCTTGCATATAAATGGGTGTGCCTTTTGCGCCAGCAAAGTCCAAGCCTTGGTGATCAGTACTAGCGCCAGCTGTTGGTGCGTTCCTGCGTCCAAAACGTGATGTAACGGTAAGACCAGTTGCTGGATTCCAGCCTAACCCTCCACCTGGAAGTCGACTTACCAGTGGTACTCTCCCTTCACCAATCTGTACACCAGTAAGTGCACTCTTGATTGTTTCAGGATTAATGTATTGACCTGTTGCTAAATCTTTTACGTAGTTATGAATATGTGGACCAGTGGCAGTACCAGTGGCCCCAATATTACCTACAAAAAACCTACCGCCTGTGCCTGCCATATTAATATTTTATTACTATTCTAAAATAAAAAACCCCGCCGAAGCAGGGCTTATATCACACACGTACCAGATTAGCAGCAAAGACAGAATCCCAATCAACCCGACGCACTTGCTTTAACTGTTCTAAGTTACTAAATCTTTCACCGGAAAGACTCATCTGTATATCCTTAATTTCCCGTGCAGTCTTGAGACCAATTCCCTTAATATGATCAGCAATCATTTGTGGTGTTGCTGAATTTATATTAAGGCGAGTTTCGGGCGGGAAACTACGGGGTTCTTCTGCTGCTGCTTTATCTTTTACTTGTAGAGTCTTAACCGTTTTAGTGGCAGACTCATCGGGCTTGATCTCGCTTTTGTAAACGGTAAAAAGGCGACTGTCTTGATCTTCGACCAGGAACCAATCGCCGTTATCCCATTCACTAATAACCTTGACCCGTGCACCGGTTTTTGTGTGTTGGTAAAGCATAGACACCAGAAGTTCTGGTATTAGTTTAACCTAATCAGCTTACGGTGCGGTTAGGCAGATAAGCTTCAATGTCATCGTACTGAGGGGCGTTATCAGGAACGATAAAGCAAGCTTCAACCAAGATATAACCAGTGAGGCCAGCAGCAACGTCAGCATCGGATAGGTATACACCACCAGTGGCAGAAGTAGCTGCAGCAGAACCCTTGGCATATACCTTAAAGGTAGTACCAGTGGTCAGTGCAACACATGCTCCCGTAACGGTTGGAGTACCAGAGGTGATGAGCAATGGCGTTGAACTCAGTGCTTGAGTGCCTCCAGAGAAGAAGATTTTGGTGGAGGCATCACCTGAAACAGTAGAGCTAAGCACAGCAGCAGCTGCAGGCTCACCTGAAGCAGCTACGGGGCTACCAGCATTGTCACGACCGAATGCAATCACCGTACCAGTGGTGGCATAAACACCAGAAGATACGCGGCCATCACCCCAGCCAGAGGCAATAGAGATTGCAGAACGATAAACGTAGGCAGATTGCGTAGTGTCACCGCTGATCACCATCCCAGTGATGTCAGGACGAGTGTCATCTTGACGGTAAGGGGAAGGAATAATCACACTCATGGTTTGACCATAAGTGGTAGCGGTACCTGATGCCCAGGTTACGGGCACATAGCCACGTTGTTGAAAATAACGCCAGCCGGGAATAGCAAGAACGGATGTGGGGCCATCCTTGGAAGCATTAACGGTGGTGCCGCCGGTGGTATCAATGTTTTTGTACCAGCCGTTGAGGGCTTCTACCCAGTTACCGGGGTAGATCTTTTTAGTAGACAGGTAGGTCATTTATCTCTCCTTGTTGGTTTACTTATTGATATCAAAGAATGCCATCATCGCTGACAAAACTGTAACCGTTGGTAACAAAGTCCTTGTTGAGGATTTCAAAACCAGCATACAGTTGCCAGATCAAGATGATGAAGCGGCTAAAGTCATCATTGTTGTTAATGAGAACTTGAGCATTAGGACCACCAACGCCAACGCCAATTGCTTGGGGACCAAAGAAGAAACCTTGGGCAACTTCTTGGTTGGTGTAAGAGGGGCTATCAGTGAAACTAGCGGCAATGGTCTTGGTGGGGAAGTTGGTTGATTCGTAGAACTTCACACCTTCAAACTGAACGCCAGTAGGCATCACAGGTTCACCAGCAAGGAAGTAACCTTGACCAGCTTGAGGACCTTGATAGAAGCTAGCGTTGTTAGGCATCATGGGGTTACCCATGTACATGCCTTGACCAGGGTTACCAGAGTAACGGGCGATTTCACGGAAGTCAGCATCACGACGCAGGTGCATCATG